AACTAAGTCAAATTTTTGACAAAGTTGTTTTGACAGCTTCTGAGTTCTCAGGGTCAGGAGAAGTAGACGGCCTTGGGGATGGTACATCAGATTCAATACCAGCTAGATTATCAGATGGTGAGTTTGTGATGACCAAAAAAGCTACCGATCAAATAGGTGCAGAAAATCTCCAAACAATGATGGATGATGCTGAACGTGCTTATGACGGTGGTATGATGAGAAAAGACTTGTACGGAGGAGGATTACTTCCAAGTACAAGCACAGACGACCTAGAGAGTAACACACGAAATACGGATGATGAAATTCGTAAACTAATGAGTTTACGTGCTAATCAAGCACCAAGTCTCAGGTAATTTTAATTTACGGCTACCTTGACAAGCCAAGCCCCATGAATTTTTTTAGGCCAAAAAAGAATTAGTATGGCTACCTTGCAGAGTACAAGCCCCGTAGGAGATATAATATGAGTGAAGTAAACCAAGTGGAGGAAGAAGTTTCAAACCCGTACAACATGAATAAGGCATGGCACACACCAGATGGCCCTAAAGTAGACAGTGCGGATGGTATGTTTTTTGAGCGACCGAATAAACAGGCTACCTCAGATGAAGCCCCTGTTAATGAAGAAGCAGAAGCTGACGCGCCCAAGAAAAAACGAACTAATTATAAAAAGAGATACGATGATTTAAAACGTCACTACGATCAGAAGTTATCTGAATTTAAACAAAAGGAAGAACAGTTAACGGCTATAGCAAGAGATGCACAGCCACAATATGAAGCTCCTAAAACTCCAGAAGAACTGGAAAAGTTTAAGCAAGAGTACCCTGATTTGTATGACACAGTAGAAACTGTCGCTTATATGAGAAGTTCAGAGCAAGTTAATGAAGTTCAAGAAAAACTAAATGCTTTACAGCAACGTGAGCAAGAAGTTATTCGTAGGGAAGCAGAAGCTGCTTTAGTAGCTAAGCATCCTGATTTTGAGGACATTAGAGGTTCTGAAGATTTTCATAATTGGGCTGAAGCACAGCCAGAGCAAATACAAGAATGGATTTATAACAATCCAGACAATGCTGCTCTAGCATCTAAAGCTATAGATCTTTTTAAATTTGAAGCTGGCTTACAAACTCAAACTAAATCGCAGCCCAGACAAAAAGAACAAGGGTCTGCTGCTGATATGGTATCGACTAAAACGACTGCCGTAGACGCACAGCAACCTAGAATCTGGACTGAACGGGAAATCGCTGCTATGTCCTTAGATCAGTTTGACAAGTATGAAGAAGAAATCAATCTTGCAGTATCTGAGGGTAGAGTAGTAAAAGGTTAATACTCTAACTTAGGAGAAATACAATGGCTTATAATGCATCCGACCAATTTTTTGAGCAAAGTACCGATACTAATGGTAACTTTGGTAACTCAGTAAGTGGTCAAACTAATTCTTTTTTCTTACCAAAGGTTTATTCCAAACAGGTACTAAACTTTTTTCGTAAATCTTCTGTAGCAGAAGCTGTTACGAACACTGACTATGCTGGAGAAATCGCAGCTTTCGGTGATAGTGTAAGGATTATCAAAGAACCTGAAATCACTGTATACCAATATGAACGTGGAGCAGATGTAACTCAGACTAAACTAACCGACCAAGAAGTAACTCTTGTTGTTGACGTAGCAAACGCTTTCAAATTCATCGTTGATGATATTGAAACTAACATGTCTCACGTTAACTTCAGAGACGTAGCAACTTCTTCAGCAGCTTACGCATTGCGTGATGCTTTTGATGAAGGCGTTATAGCAACTATGATTGCTGGCGTTTCTGCTGCTAGTCCTAACCACATACTTGGTTCAGACAACGCGACTGACCTTGCTGCTGGTACTTTTGACGGTACTGGTAACTTGGATATAGGTTTTGGTTCTAGCGAACACGACCCTATAGACGTAATGTCTCACATGGCTAGACTTCTTGATGAGCAAAATGTTCCTGAAGAAGGACGATGGTTCTTAGCGAATCCAGAGTTCTACGAAGTACTTGCTTCAAGTTCTTCTAAACTTCTTTCAGTAGACTACAATGCTGGACAGGGATCTATCCGAAACGGTCTAGTATCTTCTGGTAAGTTACGTGGATTCAATATGTACAAGACTAATAACATTGCTGCAACGTCTAACGCTGCTGGTCAATGTATTGCTGGACATATTTCGTCTACTGCAACTGCTCAGACTATTACAAGCACTGAGGTCATCCGTGACCCTGATAGCTTTGGTGACATTGTACGTGGACTACACGTATATGGAGCTAAGGTACTAAGAGGCGAAGCCCTCGTATCAGCGTTCTACGGAATCGACTAATAGAACTGGTAAGGGGGTCTTTGATTAGGCCCCCAAGCCTTTTGGAGTTTTTATATGCCACAACTAGGAAGTAATGAGAAACCTGTATTTATACGGGGAGCTAATAAAAAAAGAGGTAAGCAACTAGGACTTACTGGAAAGTTTTATAACTCTGAAAGTTTAAAAAACTATCAAGATAATTATGACCGTATTTTTAAAAACAACGGGAGTCAATCAAATGATGTACATGATGGATGAAGAAAGAATGTCTACTGATGCTGATCGCAAAATAGTATCAGATGGTCAAACAGGATACAAAAATATTTATGAACTAGAAAGACAGTTTACAAATGCTGGACATTCTCAAGGTTCAAAATTTAGTATGGAACAACGAATGAAAACTATGGGTCACTAATGGCTACAACATACTTACAACTATGCAATGAAGTTCTACGAGAAATGAACGAAGTAGAGCTTACAAGTTCTAACTTTGGATCTTCTGTAGGAGTACAGACGCACGTAAAAGATTTAATAAATAGATCTTATTTAGATATGGTTAATGAAGAACCTCAGTGGCCTTTTTTAGCTACGGGTGAATCTGGTGCTACAGATCCAATGTACGGTAATGCATATGTTGAAACTGTAGCTGGTACTCGTTGGTACGAATTAAAACCAGCTTCAAGTAGTCTTACAACAGATTATGGCTACATAGATTGGGATAATTTTTTACTAACTACAGTAGGTGTTAGTGGTGAAGCAGCACCGTATACTATTCGTAATTTACGATTTACTAGTATTGAAGAATGGAAAGATTATTTTCGTATAGCTCAAAATCACGATGATGCCGACACTCAAAACTACGGAACACCTGATAGAGTTATAAAAAGTCCAGACAACAGAAAGTTTGGTCTTTCGTCAATACCTGATAAAGTTTATAGAATTTATTTTTATGCTTATGATTTACCAACAGCTTTGTCAGCTGCAACTGATGCTATAGTTTTTCCAGATGTGTACGTGCCTGTACTAATAAATAGATCAAGGTACTACATGCACCAGTTTAAAGACAATGCTCAAGCATCTGCATTTGCTAACGAAGATTACAAACGTGGACTAAAAACAATGAAGATGCATCTTATGGAACCAGCCCCAAGTTATTTTAAAGATGATAGAATAAGGTTTATATAATGGCACAATCATTACCATATGCTGTATCATGTAAAGGTGGACTTAACACAAACTTAAATCAATTTGAAATTCTTTCAGCTGCAGGGTCTGCTACAGTATTAGAAAACTTTGAAGTTGATACAGATGGTGGCTACAGAAGAATTAATGGCTTTGCACCTTTTGGTGGTGACGATGCTGCAAGACCTAATAGCACAAACGCTATTATAGGTCTTTTTGTTTATGCGGATGGCTTAATAGCTTGCTCAGGAACAAATATTTATTTTACACTAGATGGTATTACTTGGTTACAAATTAATAGATCTTCGGTAGATGCAAGTGGTGATAACTACTCTGCATTTACAGGTAGAGGAACATTAACAAGAACAAGTCAAGGCCAAGCTAGTTTTGCTTTGTACGAAGGTGATACTACTTATGGTGAAGTAATCATAACAGATCAAGCTTCTACTACAAAGCCTTTTTATTTTAAAATGACAGGTACAGGAGCTTTAACTAATAGAACTTACTTTGCAAAAGAAATTACAGTTGACGGAAGTGTTTTTCCTAAGACTTGTATAATACACGATAAACATTTAGTTGTTGCAGGAGACACGAACAATCCTAATACTATTTATTACAGCGGTACAGATGATATAGATGACTTTACAAGTACTGGATCAGGTAATATAAAACTTGATGATAAAGTTGTGGGTATTCGTACCTTTCGTCAAGATCTTATAATCTTTTGCCAAAATAGTATTTATAAACTTCAAAATATAAACGTAAGTTCTTCAATAGTTGTTACTCCAATTACGCAAAACGTAGGTTGTTTAGATAATTTTACTATTCAAGAGTTTAGTGGTGACTTAGTATTTTTAAGTCCTGATGGAGTTAGAACTCTTGCAGGTACAACTAGAATTGGTGACGTAGAGTTAAGCTCTATTAGTAGACAAATACAACCAATCACAAATGAATTAGCAGATAATATAAATAACTTTATAGTTTCTAGTGCAGTTCTTAGAAATAAATCACAATATAGATTATTTTATACAGGAACTGGTCAAGCAGCTACACAATCTAAAGGTATTATAGGTAGCTTAACAACAAACGGAGTGGCTTGGTCAGAAACTAAAGGCATCCAAGCTAGAGCTATTGCGTCAGGTTTTGATAATGATGGTGTTGAACAACAATATCATGGCGATAATAATGGGTACGTTTATTTACACGACTCTGGAAGTTCTTTTAATTATGCAGGAACAACAGCAGATATACTAGCAACTTATACAACTCCTAACTATGACTTTGGAGATCACGGTACTAGAAAAACAATAAATTATGTGAAACTTTCTGTAAGTCCTGAAGGAACAGTAGAGCCTAGATTAAGAGTTCGTTACGATTACGAAGATCCAAATTTACCGCAACCAGAAGAATATACATTAACTACAATAAGAACACCTGCTACATTTGGTACAAGTGTTTTTAACGCAGTCTTTTTTGGAGGGACTCTTGATCCTACAGTTAGACAAGCAGTTCAAGGTAATGGACACACTACAAGTTTTAGAATACGCTCAGAGGATAAAAATCCTCCATACGCTATCAATGGTATATATGTAGATTATACACCAGCTAACAGGAGATAATTTGAATGACAAGTTACACACGACAAAGTAGTTTTTCAGATGGAGATACTATAACAGCAGCGATATTTAATAACGAATATAATCAAATATTAAATGCTTTTGCTTATGCTTCATCAGGAACAACAGGGCATCGACATGATGGCACAGCTGGTGAAGGTGGTAATATACACACTATAGGTGATCAAGATTTTTTAAACAAGATTGTAGCAGACAGTACAAACAATCGTTGGGGAGTTTTTGTCCAAGTAAGTAGCTCTGCTGTAGAGCAAATAAGAGTTCAGGATGGCGCGATAGTACCAGTAACAGATGATGATATTGATTTAGGTACAAGCTCTTTAGAATTTAAAGATGGGTACTTTGATGGTACAGTTCACGCAGATGCAATAAATTTTAACGGTACTGCAATTACAGCAACTGCTGCTGAATTAAATATTATGGATGGCGTTACCTCAACAGCTGCAGAACTAAATATCCTTGATGGTGTAACAAGTACGGCAGCCGAGTTAAATATTTTAGATGGTGTAACAAGTACGGCAGCAGAACTGAATATCCTTGATGGTGTTACAAGCACCGCAGCTGAGTTGAACATTCTTGATGGAGTTACAGCAAGTGCGACAGATATTAATCTTATAGATGGTATAACAAATGGAACAGTAATAGCAAGTAAAGTTATTATAACAGACGCAAACAAAGATATTAGTGGTGGTAGAAACATTACTATTTCGGGTGAGCTTGATGCAGCTACGTTAGATATTAGTGGTAATGCAGACATAGATGGTGTTTTAGAAACTGATGGGTTATCTATAAACGGAACAGCTGTTACTTCAACCGCAGCTGAGTTAAATATTTTAGACGGTGTAACAAGTACAGCTGCAGAACTGAATATCCTTGATGGTGTTACAAGTACAACAGCAGAACTTAACATATTAGATGGAGTTACATCAACCGCAGCAGAAATTAATCTTATAGACGGTGGAACTAGCCGTGGTACAACTGCTGTAGCTTCTGGTGATGGCATACTTATAAACGATGCTGGTACGATGAGAATGACTAATGTAGACACTGTATCTACTTATTTTTCTAGTCATAACGTAGGTGGTGGTAACATTGTAACTACTGGAGCGTTAAACTCTGGAAGTATTACATCAGGTTTTGGAGCTATAGATAACGGCTCATCTGCTATTACCACAACGGGTACAGTTACTTTTGGTAGCCTTTCAGACGGTACAATAACAGCCACAGCTTTTGTAGACGAGGATGACATGTCCTCTGACTCTGCAACCCTTGTACCTACACAGCAATCAGTTAAAGCGTATGTAGATGCTCAAGACTTTGCAGCTACCAGTTTTGTTATGGAAGATGGAGACGGTACAGAAGTTACTATTACTAAAAATAAAGAAATGAAATTTATTGGTAGTGGAATAACTATAAATTGGACTGACACTGACAACGGTACAGATGGAGATCCTTACGATTTAACTTTTACAATAGATGCAGCTCAATCAAACATTACGTCATTAGGTACATTAACTGCGTTAACTGTAGATAATGTTGTTATCAATGGTGCAACAATAGGGCATGGCGATGATACTGATTTAATGACAGTAGCCGATGGTGTTTTAACTGTAGCTGGTGAAGTCTCAATGACTACGCTAGATATTGGTGGAACTAATGTTACAAGCACCGCAGCAGAATTAAACATCCTTGACGGTGTTACAAGCACAGCAGCAGAACTAAATATTCTTGATGGTGTGACGACTACTGCAGCAGAAATAAACTTAATAGACGGTGGAACAGCTAGAGGAACTACCGCAGTAGCTAGTGGTGACGGTATACTAATTAATGACAATGGCACAATGCGTATGACAAATGTTGATACGGTGTCTACATACTTTGCTTCTCATTCAGTAGGTGGAGGCAATATTGTTACGACAGGCGCATTAAACTCTGGTAGCATCACAAGTGGCGTTGGGGCGATTGGCTATGGCTCGTCAGCTATTACAACTACTGGAGTTATTACAGGCGGTACAGTAGAAGCTACT